GAATACTTGTATTGGAATGTTTGGATCTGAGTATGAACAATTATTTGCTCAGGGTTCAGGACACTCCTCCACTATGAATCTTAACACAGTTCGTAATCATTGGATGACCTACTGTATGAAGAGACACCAATGTCCAAATTTAACACCGGCTGCCGTGTGGAATGGACTAGGGGTCTTTTGTGGAGATGATAGTTTAACATCAGGTATTCTTGAGACCACTTCAGTTAAAGTAGCTAGTTGGTTTGGCATGAAATATGAATCTAATATAGTAAAACGCGGAGCACGCGGTGTGAATTTCCTAGCTCGTTACTATTCTGACCAGGTTTGGTTTGGGGCACTTGATTCAATTTGTGATTTAAAAAGAACATTGTCAAAGTTTCATCTTACTGTACATATGCCAAGTAATATATCTCCAGTCATTAAATTACTTGAAAAATCTCGATCGTTTTACCTTACTGATAAAAACACACCAATTATTGGAGACTTCGTTAGACGTGTCTTTGAAATACGTAGTAATGGCGACCCCGAGCTCATGCGCAGAATTGGCATTGAAATGGAAATTGAACCTGAGGATTTCGATAAAACCATCCATACCTGGTGGTCACAGTACTCCACAGTTGTTCAATACCCAAATGAAGACACTAACGGCTGGATGGAAGCTGAGGTCGAACACCAGTTGCCAAAGGCAAATTGCACGCCTCTTCTTCAATACCTTAGAGACTGTCAATCTGTACCCGACCTATTGTCCATACCCATTGTCCAAGAACAATGCGAACCTGCACCAAAAAGTTCTGCAGTTTGTGATGGAGACATTCACCATCCTACAACCACAGTTACATCATCTACAACCAGTAGCAATGCGACTGATACAGCAGGACAATTATCGGTTCAACATAAAAGCCTTGGTACAATTGGAACAGTCGTTCCGGACAGGACCAGTCGAAATCTTCGCCCAGCTTATAGTAAGTCCAACAATAATTCAGCGTCCAGTGTACATAGTAGACCGGGAAACAAGCACGATAGCTTATCCTCCACACGAGTCGCTAGTACAACAACCTCATCAAGTTTATCAGCAGTTGCAACCACAGGAAACCCCTTTGGTGCTAGTAACGGCTACTCATCAAGTCTTAGCAGATCTAACACCACTGCTGCCAAACCTCCAGTCATCTTCAGCGAATCGTTCTCTAGTGCTGACGGAACTAAGACCACTACAACTACAACTACAACAACAACAACAGGACGCACCACCACCACAGGTGGTGGACGCGCAAAAAGTAGTGGCCACCCAACCAGCACAAGCAGAGCCAGTAGTAGCAAGCCCCCATCTATCACCACCATCAATCCTTTCTCTGCCCTTGCAGAAGTCCCAGGACCTTTCTCCACCAAGCGGGAATTAGAAGATGGTGAATTATCATACTCTACTGACATTGCTCCAAAAGCATTGAATTCGCCATTGACTCAACCTGCCACACCAGTGGCTAGCGTTATGGCAACGACAAAGGGAACACTGGCTATGGAAGCGGCGGTTATTGCACCAAAAGTGGGGGCAGTAACAACAATAGAATAGGAGAGCTTTGGCACTGCTTTAAGTGCCACTTGTGTGGGCTGGGTGTTGGGACCCAGATCATTATAGGTAATCTTTTTGCCCATACATTTTATTAAATTGATCAAATATGTCGAAGGTAGTCAAATCGTTAAAATCACAGGTTCTCGGCACAGCCAAAGCTGCGCTAAAGGGAGCCGTGAAGGCGGAGAGACAAGTCGAAAGGAC